ATCGAGTCTGTTTTCACCTTATGGACTTACCCGATCATTTCCAGCACGTTCCCGCCCGTGTGGTCAGAAGGCGGGGTAAATTTTAGGAGAACCATATGGCAAAGCGCGGCAGACCCAAAAAAGCTGATCCGGTAAACTCACCCCCACATTACAAAGATGGTGGTGTCGAATGTATCGACGCAATGATCAGTGCCTTCGGCAAAGAAGCGGTTCAAACTTATTGCAAGATAGCGGCGTTCAAATATCTTTGGAGAGCCGACAAGAAGGAAGGCAATGAAGGATCTCAGGATACTGCAAAAGCTATATGGTATCTCAGGTTTGCGAGGAACGATGATCCACGCTTGGATAACTAGATACCTACTCATACCGCTCTACAGCGGTGGGTTTCTCCTATTTTCTATCATCACATCTTTTGCGCTAGGTGGCGCTTTCGGTTATTGGTTGGGGGGCTAATGGAATTCAAAGAAGGCATTTATGAGGATCTCGATTATCCGACTTATGCAAGCATACCCGCTTGGAGATCTCACGATCTAACCACAATCATCAAGTGTCCCTTTACTTGGAAGTATCAGCGGGAGATCAACGAGTCACCAGCTCTGCTTGAGGGCAGGGTTCAGCACACAGTATTTCTTGAGCATCATAAGTTCGATGATGAGTTTGCGCTGGAGCCGATTGTCGATAGACGAACTAAGGCGGGTAAAGAAGAACACGCTGCTTGGCTCACCACCATCGGAGATCGCACCCCATGCAAGCAGGATCTCTATGACGTTTGCATGGAGCGGCGGGAGGTGGTCAAAGACTACATCCCAGCGAGTGACCATCGGGTTGAGCTGACTGTGTGCTTTTATATCGCTGGTCAACCATGCAAGTGTAAGATCGATTGGTATACCGGCACAGAGGTTTGGGATCTCAAGACTTGCAGAGATGCAAGCCCAAGAGGTTTTAAGTCAGCGGTCAATAACTTCCGCTACTATATGCAAGCAGCTTTTTACCTCACTGGTTGTCAAAACTCAGGACTACGGGCTGACCGATTTATGTTCCTAGCTCAAGAGAAAACACACCCCTATCCATACGGTGTGTATGGTTTGAGCAATCAGGTGATCGAGCTAGGCAAGTCGAGGAACGAGCAAGCTATGGCGCTGGCAATGCGTTGTGAACAGGCTGGTGAGTTCAAACCATACAACACTCAAAGTCCGATTGAGTTCGAGCTGGATGACATCTACTAAGAAAAGACTCACTGACCTGATGAGTGATGAAGATCGAGCGCAGGAAGAGAAGTGGGCAGACGACATAAAATACTATGCCGCTCGATTCTGTTGGAAGATGAGAGATCAGAGATGCAGAGGCAAGCCGTACACTTGGGAGCAGTGGTGGGAGCGTAGATTCAACGACAGTTACCGAAGATACACAAAAGAAATGACGGACAAAAAAGCCAATGATTCAGGCTGACTTGTTTTATGAACCGAAGTCTTCGGGTCACTCGATAATCGAGAACAGAATACAAACTTACGATAAGTCGCACTGCTGGCAGTATGATATCAGGCTGCAAAATTTAGCGTCAGATCTAGCCTTCGCAGGGCTGACACAGGAAGCAGCACAACAAATCACCACCGACGAATTTACATTTTCACACATCGATCCTGAAGACCAAGAGTCTTGTCGGCAAGTGGTTCAATTCATAGAGAAACATGAATGGCTCGGTAAGATGCCGAACAGACCCACCCATCGTTTTGTTGCGCGATATCAAAATCATTTGGTTGGTGTGATAGTTTTTGCTACACCCAACACGTTCAGCAATCTGCTTGGAAAAGAAAACAGCGGATTGGAAAAGCTTATTGCAAGAGGCGCTTGCATTTCTTGGAGTCCAGTAAACACCGCCAGTTGGTTACTTATGAAGTCGATAAGATGGATGGTGAAAAATACGCAGTTTCGTTTTTTCACTGCCTATTCGGACCCAGAGGCAAAAGAACTCGGAACCATATACCAAGCCTGTAACTTTTTTTACTTAGGGCAAAAATACGGCGCTGACAAAATGTATTTAGATCCTGACAATCCAGACAAAGGTTGGTTCTCAGACAGGGAGTTTAGAAAGAGATCTAAATACATTCGATATGCAGCAAACCTCGGTATGTCCAGCAGTGAATTTGAAAAGCACTACATGAAAAGATGGACACCCGATTGGAGTAAGATGTCGGAAGATTTTAGGCTGGATCTCAAGAAAGAAGAGAAGAAGTTCAAAGACTCTTGTTTGGTCAGAGTCACTAAACCGAAGCATAAATATGTTTATGTTTTAGGTGAGAATAAAAGGGAAACCAAGTCGTTAAGAAATATCTTCCAACAGAAAAATAAAAAGCTTTCTATGTTGAGCTACCCCAAAACGAGGTAGTTTTTAGTGGAGGTTCACACTCTGCCAGTAAGTAGAGAGTGTTTTGTGGATGTCATTGTCAGACATCAACGAAAGCAGCAACAGCATTGCCACTTTCGTTCTGTCGGACTCATCGAGTCGCAGAAGAGACTCTACGATATTAGCTAAAGCTAATTCTTCAGGGTCTGTCACCATTACCTCGGATAAAAGTGCATATCGAATGAGTAGTATGGCTCAGTCCACCAGCCTTTTCCATGAGCGACCATAGACGTTCCTATACCCCACTCATATAAACCGCCCTCCCACACAATCGACCAAGC